GAAAAGATGTTCCTGCTAATTATATTAAGAATTTAATACTTTGTCCTATGTATACTAAAAATAGATTAGACCCTGAAGAATGTGAAAATATTACATTTACTTTTCCAACAGAAAAAAGAAATAGTTATTTAACAGATACTAATAAGGATGAAACTAATGAATCTTATTGTGTTAAAGGTTTATTAAATCCAGGAATATTAAATGCTATTTTAGTATATATGCTAAATACTAATTTAATTTCTTATGATACTATGATTATATTTAAAATAACAGATAGTAATTCAGATGTTATTGAATATTTACAAAAGAATAGTTCACTTGATGCTTTTAATAATGAATTAATTAATATAATTAACATAAATTATACTGAAAATAAATCAGGATTTTATAATAAAGGTTTTATGGGACAAGTTTTCATAGAAGGAAATAACCCAAGTTCTGTTAATGAAATAGTTAAAAAAGCTTATGAAATTGAAAGTTTTGATTTTAAATATCATGATAATTTTGAAGTTATGCATAAATCTCTTCCAAAATTAATGGATGGTAATAGAAAATTATTAACATATTTTAATGCTAGTGTATATATTGATGATAGATTATTTATATTTAGTGATAAATCAAAAAGTATTAAATTTTCAGTTTTAGTTGAAGATACTTTCTTAGTAGAATGGAATACTATTGAGAAATTCATAAATCAGTTATATTGTATAATTAAAGGAGATGAGCTATAATGTATATGGATGAAGATTATGATTATATATTTATGGAAGGTTATTATGATGCTTTATGTGAAGATATTGAAATAAAAATTAGCGGAAATAAAAATAAAGTTAAAAAAACTAAAGAAGTAATTGAAAAATATAATCAATATAAAGAAAAAAGAAAAAAGCAAGGAAAAGAAGCTTTAGATATTGATGATTGGATTGAACAACAGAAAAAAGCTAAAGATCTTAAGCATGATATGGCAAAGGCTGGAATTAAAATTGTAGGTGCTGCTGGAACGGTTGCTGCAGCAGGTGCTGTAGCTAGTGCTTTTAAGAAAAAGGGAATTGATACAAATAGTAAAAAAGTAGATATCAATGTTGCACCTAATTTAAATACTATTAACTTAGGAAAGAAAAAATAATAAAATACCATAAGAGATTTTATCTCTTATGGTATATTTTTTAATTATAAATTTCGCATAATGCATCATAATATCCATCAATATAAGATTCATTCACCTTACCATATTTTTCACAAGCTTCTTTAGGATTATCTTTAAAATCTTTAAATATTTTTTTAGCATCATTTTTAAATTGTTTTTTAGCTTCTTCTTTAGATATTTCATTTTTAAATTTTCCATTTTCATCTTTTTCAAAACCATTAACATATCCACAATCATTAAACGCATCGTGAAGATCTTTTCCAAATTTAACAGTTTTTACAACACCAACAGTACCTGCAACAGCAGCACCACTTAATAAACCATTTTTAATCATCCAACCTTTTTTAGATAATGGTTTTTTATTTTTACTGACACATTTAGTAACGTATTTCTTATATCTTTCATCAATTTTATTTTTAGCTTTATCTTTAATTGTTATTTTTTCATTTGCTTTTTTAGATTCACATAATGCATCGTAATAACCTTCTAAATAAATATCTTCTAAATTATACATTAAAATAACCTCATTTCATTTATCCATTCATTCCAAATATACTTTTAATATTTTTCTTTCTACTATCTATTGGTTTTTTATTTCTTATATCTAATTGATTTTGTATTTCATATAATTCTGGATCTATATTGCTATTTATTATAGTTTTCATAACATCATCATTGTTATAATTAGCTATTCTTTTAAATTGTCTTTCTGTTTTATTAACTTCTTTTGGTTTTTCATCATTAACAGGAGTATCCGAAGTATTCTTAAAGAATTTATTTCTATTATTACTATATAATAGTACATAAAGACCTATTAAGTAACTCATAGTCAAGTCATCATGTTCTCCTTGCATATGATCAATTTTTCCAGTTCTAGTTCTTATTAATTTTCTTATTTCATTAAATAATTCTTGATTGTTAACTAATTCTGGTTTTGTATTAGCTATCATAAATAATATTTCCTCAGTCATAACTTTTCTTTCTTGAGTTCCTGTATTAAAACCATATTTACGAGTCTCTATACCATTACCTTTATTAGTTTTAAAAATAGAAGTCTTTTTAATCTTCTTTTGTGTGTAATCTTTATCTTCAGTAGATGTATAATAAAGATTTTTAGATATAGGAGATTTTTGTAAATATTCAATAAAAGCAGAGTTAAAGTTTCGTTCAGGTATTATAATAGCGTTAGGAACATATTTAGTAACAAATTCTATTACTAAATTACCAAATTCTAATACTGAGATATTATTATTCTTAAATTTCATAACTTGTTTAAGAGTTATTGGATCGATCAATGAAAATGCTGAATAGTCTCTACCTAAACCACCACCAATATCTATAGAAAGACACCAGTTTTTATACATTAGGTTATTAAATGGTTCTAATACATCTATTTTATAATTATTAATATAAATAGTTTGTAAATTTTCATTTTTAACATATTTAGACATTTCATCTAATTGTTCTTCAGTAAATATTGACATATTAGAAGCATAAGTCCACTCAATAAGAATTTCTCTTTTAACTTTAGCCATATCACCTTCAAGTGCTCTTATTTGTGCTTTAAGCCATTTTTCATCTTTTCCTAATTCAGTATGATGATATTCAATAAATGTATAACCATTTCCAGAATTTTTATCGAGATAATCTTCTATTTGTTTATCATCCCAATCATACCAACTATAATCAAATTTTGCAGCTTTTTGAATCATTTCATAGCAGAATTTGCCCTCTGGAACATCGAGGTTGTTCGGAGTTGTAGTGATAGTTATTCCAAAAGGCTGATGAGCTTTTGCAGCTGCATCAGATGCTTTAGTAAGAGCAGGACGTGCGCTCATGTACATAATTTTATTCATATTTAGAAATGCAAATTCGTCACACCATAGTATAGGAATGTTAAGACCCCTTCCCAGCTTCAATAGTTCTTAACATAAAATATCGGTTTTTATAATTAAAAATAATTTGCATTTTATTGTTGGTAATTATAATATTATATAAAATCTTTTAAATATTCTTCAAGAATATTTTCTATATTATTAAAATCTTTATAAGTTATTCTTAATAATTCATAATTATGATCTTTACAATAATCATTCTTAAGTTTATCTCTATTTTGTTGATCTTTTAAATCATTATAATACCAATTCTCAAAATGTTGAATACCATCAAATTCTATTAATAGAATATCTCCATTATCATAATCTAATTTAAAATCAAATTTTAGGGGATGATTTTTAGATTTATAATAAAGATCTTTAAATGAATATTGAGTTTTATATTCAATATTATTTTTATCTAACCATTTCTTTATTTTTTCTTCACCTTTATAATTTCTACAATTAGGGCATCTTTGACCGTTTAAAAAATGTGTAGGAGACATTTCAAATGTATTATTACATTTATTATGTAACATTTTAATTTTAGTGTTATAATTCTTATAGTCTTCTATAACACTATATTCAGATCCAACTAATTCAAATACCCTTGACTTAAATTCGTCATTAGTTAATTTTTGTTTATCAATATTACATTTAGGACATTTAGTTCCTAATAAGAAATTTGATGGAGATACTAAATACTCATTATTACATTTATTATGCTTAATTTTAATTTTAGTTGAATTATTAATATATTCACCTAATACTGTATATTCATCACCATACATTTGTTTAACTTCAAATTTAAAAACATCAGTAGTTCTTTTATTATTCTTTCCACAATAAATACATTTGTTTTTCTTTTTAATAAAATTAGCAGGAGTTATTTCAAATGTATTATTACATTTATTATGCTTAATTTTAATCTTAGTTGAGTTATTAATATATTCACCTATAACAGTGTATTCATTACCAACTATTTCAAATACTCTTAACTTAA